TCTTGCTGCACTGATGAAAGGCAATACATTATTGCCGAATCAGGAGGCAGACCTGGTAATGTACTCAGGTATGGCTGCGGAAGCAATCAAGGAGACCCTCACAGAAAACTGGTTCCAAGGGCGAACAGGTCACATATCCCTTTCAAACTCGGCGTGTTTTGAAAACTCGCGCGATTTTGGAGGGAAGCGGGCTTATGTTCTCTCGGCTCTCAAAGGGTGGCTCTGTGAGAAACCCAAAGAGGACCGCGAGGTACGACTACCCACAGGGGAGTCATACTTCGAAGAGAAAGATACACCACGATGGTGTACAGTTAAGCCGCCCGGAATGGACCGGGCAAAGGACCTTCCATCAGGCATACGAAAAGCTACTGGCATCCTAACCGATGACTTTGAAGATGGCGAGCAAGAAAGAGTTGGTTTCCAACTTTTCTGCTGGTCTTTCTGGACTCTTACAGAGGAAGGTTTCCTCGACCATAATGGTCAGAGTACCGGAAAGCCCATGCCAATTTCCAGAATTGCCATAGGCGAGCCTGGATGCAAAGTCAGAATCGCGACCAGATCGAAAGCAGCCTTCATCATTTACGGACAACCCTTCGCTCACGCCATGCGTGAGCTCCTTGAACACCATCCTTCTCTGAGAGCAGGATTAAGTTCAGGGTACCAACTCTTTGAGTGGTTGAAGGGCGTGGGGAAAATCCCCAAATACGTAATGGTAGGCGACTTCGATTCTGCGACCGATTTCATCGAGCACTATGCTGGACGGTTAGGAATGAAAGTACTTACAAGTAAGCTTGGTGCTGATAGGAACGGTTATGCAAATAACTTCATCGATCTTCTTTTATCCCCAAGGGTTTTAGAAGAAGACGGAATTGTGACAATCACAAATTCCGGATGTTTGATGGGAGAACCAGGAACGAAAATCGTTCTAACCTTTCTGGCAATGGTGGCAAATTGCTACGCCAGAAGGGGTCCCCCATCTAAGTATTTTGCAACCGCAGGCGACGATCAAATAGATGCTGATGACGAACTCCAAGAGCTCGAAAGATATGCTGAGGCTTCAAAGGTTACCACAATGGTACCCTCCATTGAAAAATGGGGAATCTTCAGATATCAAGCAGTCTATTGTCAGCAGCTCCTGGATATTCAAAATGAAAATCCAAGAACCGCCGAGATTGCAGTTCCCAAACCCCGTCTCCTAAGTCCAGAGACCAAATCTGGAAGAGGAGATGACGACACCAATCCTGCCTACGGGAAATGTTCCCAGTTGGCAAAGGAAATGGAGTGGTCAGGGTTTGAAACGGTTAATAGGGCCATGGTCTTGCTATTCCTTAGGAATATGGCAAGTTACATAGAACCTAAACCAGAAATCTTTCTCAAGAGGGAATGGGGCGGACTTGGTCTGCCCGGAATTTCCCAAAGAGAACTGGTGAGATCCCTCCCCCAGTGGCATCAAACGTTGATAGCTCACCGGGAACTTGGGGACCCGTATGCAAGGAAAGTCCTTGCAAGTTGGTCCACAAGCAGGATTCTCCACAGAGGACTTCTGGAACCTGAAACTGACGCCTATGGGGAATTACTTACCGAATTCCTTCCTACAGCACATATTGGACAAATAGATCTACAGCTCCCCCCCCGAGCCCGTTACCGAGAGAAACTCAAGGTAGCGAAGAAGGAGGGGTGGATTCCTTTGGATGACGTTCTAAACGCCGTCAAGGAATCACAGATCTATGAGAATATCTG